TATTCGGGATGACCTTGTTCTCTAGCGATATCTTCTAGTTCGATAGTCTCAGTTTCTATTTTTTGACCTTTGAGATTTTCGATAACATACTCTCGAAGGTGTTTCATATTTTTTGGGTTCAGTCCTTCAATGACATCACGATAAACACTGTCAGTAGTGTATTCATAGAGGTAAAGATCGTTTTCACCTGATAGAATATCTTCAATATAACCTTTTGAGAGTCCGTTACGGGAACTTTCACAGAAAAAATTTGATAATTCAGACCTATCATCCAAATCCAAATAAATGTTACCATTTTCGTCCATGACAACATCGGACAATTTATCTACGACAAATTCATGAAATCTTTTGCGGTCTCGTCCATGAAGCCAAATTAACAATGAATTCTGTATCTCCGTGTTTTCAATATCGATTTGAGAAATTAATCCTCTCTTATCCAATACGGTAAAAAATGTGTTCCAATCACCGAAAAAAAGTTCAGCGTCAAACTCACCATCATTGAAATCGTCTATTATTTTTTGAAAATCCATATTAATAAATACAAAAAAGGGACAAAAAATTGTCCCTCTCATAAATCCCTTACACTAAAACTTATTTAGAAGTTTTGTTTACGTTGTAATACTTCTCTACAGTTTTTTTGATAGCCGCCTTAACACTCTCATTTTGTTGTTCTTTTACTAATTGAGTTGTTGTTGGTTGTTGAGCCTGAGGCTGAGGTTGATTATTGTTTTTGCATCCGCATCCCATAGTGATGATAATTTAATTTGTTTATGTCTATAAATAGTTCCTTACTTTAATTATATTGCATAAAGATATTTATTAAATAAAAACTGATGAATTTTTTAGAACAAAATGAATCCGCTGAAGATAGAACCAAGTTATACATGGAAAATAATCCCTCACTAAAAGCGAGAGCCGAACTTCTTTTGAGTTGGTTGAAAGATGTTGGAGATTTAGGTGAGGATGCTACATTGGAAGATATCATCTTCGTTGGAGATTACTATGATTTGGATAGGTTTAGTGTGGAGGGAACTGAATATGCGGTAGGTAATGAATATGACACACATGCATCTGCTGAACAACATATCAAAGATATGATAGATTTCGAAGGAATATCGGTATTTAATCAAGACTTTGTTAAAGGTCATCTTGACATGAGAGAAGTTATGAACTACGCCAAAGATCATTATAATGATGATGTTTATAACTACGGTGAAGCATATTTTGATGATAAAGATAGGATGTTGTCTTCCAAACAACGAGAACAAGTCGAAATTTTAACAAACAAACAAAAAAGATTAGAGAATGGGGTAAAACAATTTCAAAATTTTATGGAGAGAGGAAATGAAGATTTTTATTCATCCAAAATATCTGAGTTCGAGGAATTAATTGATGATTATACTTTGGAAATTTTGGAAATAAGGTCCGATCCTCAAGGAGAATTCCCCGATGAATTAATTGATGATATGATTGCAACCAAATTACAGGAGGTTAAGGCAGATCCTTGGTGGTTTTTTGACGATTTGAATTTAGATTACGAACAGTTCGTTGACATAGATGCGTTTACACAAGAAGCAATTGATACTGATGGTTATGGTCATTACCTTGCACCCTACGATGGGGAAGCTCACGAGGTTTATGTTGATGGAGACTTATTTTATATAATGAGAATTGATTAATAGTTAATAACTATTATAATTTCCCTATGGGTAGAAAGAAAAAGATATCATTCAAATTAAATCCAGAATGGATGTTCAAAGAACCATTGGATTTCGAGTACAACAAATATACCTTGTTGGACTATCTACAGAAATGTGACCAAAGTTTTGATAAATTTGAGTTATACCCAAATTTTGTGGAATTGTCATTACATCTTGCAAATATTCAGTCAATCTCAAAGGAGAATACACTTTTGTTAACCAACAAGAAATTCGAATCTCCTGATGATGAAATACTTGTTAAAGAATTAACTCCAAAGAAACCAAGACAGTTAACCGAACAAGAAGAAAATGAATTAGACAAAACTCTGAGGTTTTCGGGGCCAAAACTATTTGACGCCTTCAATATTGCCAAATCAATATGGAACATCGCATTCGAATCTATTGATTTGTATTTACGAAAAAACAAAAACAATTTAGTATCAAGTTCAGGATATATTTTTTTCTATCGAAAATCCGAAGAAAAGATGTATGTGTGGGAGTATGAAATTAAGTCTGACAAAAAGGATAAGTCTACAAACAGAACACATTTGAGTTTGATATCTGAGGGTGGAATTGATGAACGGACACTTACTGAAATTATTGATTCAAATTCAAAATGGAATCAAACTGAATTTTATAAATCCTTACCAATATTCGAAATTAAATGTTCACAGAATTTTCCATTCGAGGAAACGATGGTACCCATCATCAAAAGAAAAGTTATGTCTTATATTTTTCAGGTTGTTAATTTTGAAAAAATTAATAACTTTGATTCTACAAATTAAAATTATTATATTTTCAAAATGAGCGTTAACAAGAGATGGGTAAAACTTGACCAGTGTGTCTCTGCCCTAAAAGAAGGAAGATTGAAAGAATACTACGGAAAAAGTGAAATGTTACTTTTTCAAGACACCACTTGTTCCTTGATATACAATCTTCACCTTGAAGGAAAAACCGATGATGAAATCCTAAAAACAATTAAATTATAAAAATGAAAGTTATGAATAAAAATCTAATTAAAATGTTGAAGACCTCAGCGGAGGCGGATAAAGCGAAGGCACTTTTAACTTTGGACCTATTGGGGAATACTGGTGTAGGTATTGGAGATCATTCAACCAAAGATTTCTATGAGAATGCCGAAGAAGCATTACTGATGTTAGCAGATGCTGATGAAAGATTGGAGACTATTGAAAAATATTTTGGAAAGAATTAAAAAAATTATTAAAAAGATAGAATGGTTCTTTGATATCTATTTCGTTTGGATGTTATATAATCCAAGAAAATATGATAGATACATTAGATACATTGAAAAAAAGTGGGGTAATGATAATGAACAATGAAATGGTAAACCATCCTCATCATTATGGTGGTGAAGAGAATCCGTACGAAGTTATTAAGGTTTGCGAAGCTTGGGGATTAAATCACGATGCTTATTTGTTCAACGTGGTAAAATATGTTGCAAGAGCGGGTGTAAAAGACCAAACGAAAGAACTTGAAGACCTGAAGAAAGCCGCATTTTATTTAGACCGTAAAATCAAAAATTTGGAAAAATGATAATTTGGTTAACAGGACAAAATGGTTCAGGTAAGACTCCACCTCAAGAAGTTAGTAATATTTCTGCAACCAAAATTAGAGAACAATTAAGAAACGAAGGTAAATTACGATGTTAGAAACAAATAGGATTATAAATGGCGATTGTGTTGTTGAGATGGGTAAATTACCTGAGTCAATAATTGATTTAATTGTTACCTCTCCACCTTATAATGTCGGTATTGACTACGATAGTCATGACGATAACCAATCGATGGAGGAATATTGGAAATTTACCGAAAAATGGGTGGGTGAATCATTTCGTGTTCTTAAAGATGATGGAAGGATTGCGGTTAATATTCCATATGAAATTAATGTCCAAGATAGAGGTGGTAGAGTATTGTTCATGTCAGAATTTTGGTCTGTTATGAAAAAGGTTGGGTTCAAATTTTATGGACTTGTTGACCTTGATGAGAATGCTCCACATAGAAGTAAGACCACCGCTTGGGGTTCTTGGATGTCTCCCTCTTCACCTTACATTTACAATCCAAAAGAATGTGTAATCCTTGCTTACAAGAAAGATAGAATTAAGAAAGTTAAAGGGGAACCTCAGTGGGTTGGGGAAGTTGTTGATGTTGAACAAGAAGACGGGACAATAAAGAAGAAAACCATTTATCAAGATGAAGATAAGAAAGACTTCATGAGTTTGGTGTATGGTCAATGGGAATATTTTGCGGATACGAGACAACAAACAAAGGCGACTTTTTCAATGGACATTCCGACTAAAGCGATAAAAATATTAACATATAAAAATGATATTGTTTTAGATCCTTTCACAGGCAGCGGCACCAGTTTGGTCGCCGCAGAAACGTTAGGACGCAGATGGATTGGAATCGAACTCAGTTCGAATTATTCAGAAGTGGCAACTAAGAGAGTACAACATTTTATTAATCAAAAAAAACAAGGGGTTTTTGATTTTGAATCTAAAACTTAAAAAGGTCTTCAAGACCTTTTTTTGTTTATTGTTATATTTATGAAGATGAAAGAAGAATTAATTAAAAAATTGGTACAAGTACAACTTCAATGGAAATTTTTACATTGGCAAACATACGGAGATGCGAAACACAGAACTTATGGTGAATTATATGACGGACTTGGTGATTTAATTGATGAATTCACTGAAGTGATGATGGGAAAATACGGTAGACCTGAATTCGAGCCTGAATTTGCTTTGATGTTTCAAGACATTTCCTCCATCAGTATACAAAATTTTATGGATGGGATTACAGAATTTTTAGTTAGTTTTTCAGACCAATTGGATACAAAATATGATACAGACTTGTTGAATATTAGAGATGAAATGTTGGCATTGATTAACAAATCTAAATTCTTATTAACCTTAAAATCTTAATCATGACAAAAGTAATAAAATTGACAGAGTCTGACTTGACAAGAGTTGTTAAAAGAGTGATTAACGAACAAATGTATCACCGAGAACATATTTACAGAATACAGGCTTTTCTGAATAAAAGAATGAATGCTGGTTTGGTAGTGGATGGTAGAACTGGCCGAAATTCAAAGACTGAGGAAGCAATTGCTAAATATCAAGACATGATCGGAGTATATCCTACAGATGGACAATTTGGAGACAAAACTTACGCCAAAATGCCTGAAAAGGACAAAATTATGTTGAAAAACATAAATGCTAATGAGTATGGCGTACACGAAGATTATTGGGGAAATTTTCTCGATTGGGTCAAAAAACAGTTCCAATGAAAAAAATATTAAAAGAGAGTGGTATTCGGGATATTAAAGAATTAAGTAAACGATATCCCAAAGCAGAAATATATTTCCATCAAGATTTGGATGGTGTTACTACTGCGATTGCAATGAAAAAGTACCTTGAGGATAATGGTATTGATGTTGTTGATACTCACGTGATTCAATACGGGGACAAAGAATTTGCAGTGAAAAAGAATAACGCAATGGGAGATACCATGCCAGTACTTGTTGACTTTGCACATGGAAAACCAATGTTTGTTATTCACACAGACCATCATGATAGACAGGCTGGGGCTGAAGATACAAAATCTACATCATTTCGACAATCTCGATCTAATGTTGCAACAATATCACAGGTTGTTTCACCAAAAGACCTTTTTCCATCATCAGATATATTGTTAATCAATACAGTTGACTCGGCAGATTTTGCAAGACAAAACTTAAATCCCGAAGACGTAGTTAATTATCTTTACCGATTCGATAGAGAAACTTCCCTTCAAGGAAATAAAATGTTGTTGGGGTTAGTAATTAACAAACTATTGTTAGCATTCAAGAACAAACCTGGTTTCTTGGAGATGTTGGTTATGGATTCACAACCATCTCTAATGTCCATTTTGAATAATATCAAATATTGGATGAAGTCGGCTGGAGCTCCAACACCTGAAGAACTACAGAAGAACGCCGAAGATTATACACAGAAAATGAAATCATTTCCAACTGTAACGGATAATATAATTTTCCAATATGGTGGAGGAAGTATGTTTAAGCCAGGTTCTTATGATAGATACACTCCTTATAAGAACAATCCTGAGGCAGATTTTTTAATTATGGCATGGCCGATGGGACTTGTCCAAGCATCTTGTAATCCGTTCAAAAAAGATAGAGAACTTAAAGGTGTAAATTTGGGCGAGATTGCTCAGGAAGTATTGGGTAAATGGGAAGAACAATTAAGACAAAAAACTGTACCATTATCAACAATAAAGTGGGTTAGTGAAACAAGTGTTGGACCTGAGAGTATTGGATTCACGTTCAAAGATTTTAAGGCGTTGTATGGGGACAAAATAATGTTCATGGATAATGGTGAAAAAGTCATGAGTAAAATTGAGTCTATGATGGAAAAACCTTTCAAGAGTTTGACAGAAGATGAGATGAGAATTTTGGATAAAATTGGGGTCAATGCTTGGGATTTGATACAATCTAATTCAGGCGGACACAAATGTATCACAAACATATCAGGGTTAAATTATCTTGGTAGAAGTACAAGACCTCCTCAAGGTGGATACAAGTATAATGATTCAGAGGACAGTCCAACAGTTAAGTTTACAAAAATGATTGCAAATCAATTCCAAAAAATTTTGAAGGAAAAAATAGCGGAATCTAAAACAAGTAATTAACCGTATCTCCAGGTTTGATATCTAACTTTTGACAAGCACCTCCACGTAATTCTAATACGATATTCCCATTACCACAATAAGAAGGACAATCATCTTGAAGACACGGAGGACAATCATGATGGATGTTGACAATGACATTATTTTTTATTATAATAATGTCCAAAGGTATAATACAGTTTTTCATCCAAAAACATTGTTCCTTTCCTCCCATTAAAAACAACATACCTTGTTTGATATGGGAAAATCTTTTACCCATCATTCCAATTTGTTGAGAACGTGGGTCTAAAAGAGTAATAACTTCGAATCTGTGATTATTTATTGAAACATCCATAATTATAAATACAAATTAAGTTAAAATGTACTCAGGTGTAATACTAAAATACAGAGATAAGTTTTTATTATGTAAACGTAATGAAAACCAATCTCACGCAAATCAATGGTTCATTCCCACAGGTAAAATTGAGAGGGGAGAAACTCCAAGAGAAGCTGCGGTTCGTGAATTATATGAGGAGACTGACTTTGAATTATCAGAGAATGATATAGATTTCATTGGAACAATTCCTACAATCGACAATGATGAGCATAACAATAACTTTATTTATGTGTTTATATCTGAATTGAGTGATGAAATACTACCTGATTTGGATGCGGCATCAGATGGACATGAACATAGTAAATGTGGATATTTCACTCTCGAAGAAACAAAAAAATTGGGATTGGATTCGAATTTGCGGACAATATTAAAAAAATATTTTTCTGTCAGTTGATTTTTAATAAATGTTGTCTATATTTATATAACTGAATCGAGAGATTCAACACCCCCACAAAAAAGTTTCACTACAATTTGATTTTGAAAAAGAGAATTGTTATCTTTGTGAAACATTTGTCCCACAAATGAGAGTTCGAGAGAGAAGGAGTTTGTGGGACTTTTTTGTCTGAAGTTCTTAACTCGAAATATATCGCAGGATAGAGCAGTGGAAGCTCGTCAGGCTCATAACCTGAAGGTCGAAAGTTCGAATCTTTCTCCTGCTACATCAGACTGAATAGATAAGTTCGGTCATCAATGTGGAGGGTCGTAAACCCTCTTATTTTCTCACTTCCCCTACTAAAAAAAAAGTAGGGGATTTTTTTTT